TCTACTTCTGGGGAGCAGTTTCCGACCACTCCACTAGAGTCGTTTGGCGTTACGCAGAACATCTCTCTTAACCGTGTTAATTCCACGGCACAGATATTCCTGCATACCATTACTGGAGCGGCTGGTGGCGGCAATATAATTCTTAACCTAGTTGCTTCAACAGCACAGGTATTTCTACCAGCGGTTAGCATAAACATTGCGCTCAATCAAACGTCATCGGTTGCACAGGTATTTCAACCAGCAATCAGTAGAAACATTGCTTTAAATCAAGTTTCTTCTACGGCGCAGATATTCCTGCCAACTATATCTTCTGCTGGAGTTAGTAACATAACTCTTAACAGAGTTGATTCAGTTAATAGCGTTTATTTACTATCCCTTACTAGCCAAGCAGTAGAGCAGGATACCTCTGATATTCTTGATAAAGGGCTCAAACGTAAGAACGCTCTTACTGCAAAAGAAGAAGAAGAGATCGCAGCGCAATTGCTGAAAGCTCGTCAAAAGACTAGGAAGCGCCAAGAAGAAGTCAAAAAACTAGTCGATTGGAAGAAGTTATTCTTAGATAAGATTAACGGCGTTACTACTGAAGAAGAGCTAAACGCCATAGAGATTTCAACAAAATCAGTAGAAGTCACGGCTGCTGTTCTAGCCGAGATTGAGAAGCAAAAAGAGCTAAAGACAATCCAGCTAGAGACTTTGCAACAAGAAGCAGCGGTTAAAGCTCTTGAACTTCAGGCAGCACTAGACCGGCAAGAGTCTGCAATATTTGCTAAGCTAGAAGAACAGCGTCGGCAGCTAGAAGAGGCCAAAAACCTTCAAACAAAGATACTAGAACGGTATAAGATAGCTCAAGAAGTAGCGATGGAAGAAGAGCGCAAAGCAGCTTATGAAGCTGCCGTAGCTGAAAAAGCATACTTAAAATTTAAGCAAAAACGTGATAATAAAATTAAAAGACTAAAAGCCCTTATGTGGCTAACAAAACTAGACTTATGAGCAAATACAAATTGTTCCAATGGTGTTTTATACAGAAAAAAGTTGTTCCAATTGAAGAAGTTTATAAAGAGAGTCAAGCTCGCAACCTATTTATTCAGGACGAAATGCCACCAACACGGAATCCGTTGAATCCAAAAGAGATATTTACAAGTAAATCAAAGCTTCGAGCCGCTTATCGTGCGGCTGGTGCTGTAGAAGTTGGCGATGCTTACGATCGGGGGTACGTTCCTGAGAAGGAATCCCGAGGGTCTGAAAAGCAATTAGTTGACAAAATGATGCGTAATATACGGGAAAGATATGAACGATAACACACAAGACATTGAAACAACCGAAGTGCAATCAGACCGATCCGCTCAAGAACGCTTGAGTATTCGCGATGCCCTGGAACAGCAATTTGAAAAACCAGAAAATACCCAAAACGGTGCTGAAGCCAAAGCAGAAACACATTACAAAGAAAATCAAGGTACTCAAGCCGTTGAACAGGTATTTGAGGCAGAGGTAAAACCCGCATTGCTCCCACCAGCAGATATGCGTAAAGAGGAAAAAGAGGCTTTCCTCAATCCAACGGCTCAAAATTCGCATATTCTACAGTCCTATCTTAATCGTCGAGCGTATGAAACACGCTCTGACTACGGGCGGAAAATGGCCGAAGTTGAGGAACTTCGTAAAAATACCTCTTCAGTATACGATACTATAAAACAATACGAAGGTGATTATGCCAAACAGGGTATTAGCTTAGGCGACATTGCAAAGCGGTCAATTGCTTGGGACCGGGCAATGCAAGAGAACCCGGTAGACACTGCTAGGGAATGGCTGGAGTCCTACGGGGTTTCCCTGGAAGACCTTACGCATACAAATTACCAACCCCAGCAACAACCTCAAAACTATCTCACTCGTGAGGATGCCGAACAAATAGCTGAACAGCGGATGCAATCTTTGATGCAGCAGCAAGAGCAAAAAGCGGTTGAGTATTATAACCAAAGGGTCGTAGACTCTTTTATGAATAGTAAACCCGTATTTCGGGATCCAGAAACAGCTGCCCAAATTGAGGCTGATATGGCTCCGGTAGTGCAGGCATTAACGGGAACTGGACGCTATAGCTCTCCAGAAGAGATCCTGGATACTGCCTACAATTACGTAATAAACGGGAACCCAGCTTATTCCGGCCTTATTTCAAAAATGGCTGCAAAGCCGGTGATTCAAGAACAAAAGGCAGCGGTCCAAAAGGCCAAAGCTGCTTCTAAGTCAATATCTGGCTCCGCAGGTTCAGGGACTCCCAGAGTACAAACGAAAGACATACGGGATAACCTGCGACGGCGGCTCCAAGGCGGAGACTAGCTATTAGGTTATCCCGAAACTTATAAGGGATAACTAAAATGGCAAATCTTGAGGAAGCAATCGTAGCAACCCTCTTTGATCAATCTGACGCAATAGCTGATGAGGTACTTCACCACAATCCGCTCCTTGCTTCACTTGACGAACAGGGCCTAATTCGTAAATTCTCCGGTGGTTATGAACTCCGCAAGCCGATCATGTACAATGATTCAGCTGTTGGTGGTTTCTATGCTGGATTTTCATCTTTCAACCTTGATTCAATTGACGATGCAACCGCATTTCGATTCGCTATCAAGCAGGTATATGAGCCTGTAGCAATCTCAGGGCGTGATCGTCGTGCTAACCGCGACGAGGCTATGCTTCTTGATCTTGCTGAAATGAAGATGAAGGCAGCTGTTGCACGTCTAAAGAATACCGTTTCAACCTCGCTTCGCGGCGATGGAACAGGAAGCGGAGGACTTGAGTTTGACGGTATCAAGAAGGCAGTTTCGACTTCACCTTCATCTGGTACCTATGGAACGATTGACCGCACATCCAATGTTTTTGCACGTAACCTTGCGGTAAACGTGACATTGAGTGCAGCCAACGTTCAAGAGCAAATCACGGACGCAATCAGCCAGGTAACTCGTGGTGATGAGCAGCCTGATCTTGGACTTATGGATCGAACTGCTTGGAAGTTCCTTCATAGTTCACTGACAGCAATTCAGCGTATTCAGCTTCCTGCAAAGAAGGCTGTAGCTGGGTTTCGTGTTCTTCAGTACGACGGGTGTGATTTTGTATTTGACGGTGGATTTGGTTCTTCCGTTCTTGAGACAAACAGCTGCCGACTTCTCAATACAAAGTATTGGTCGTTTGACGTAGTTCGTGGAGCAGATTTCAAGCCTTTGGCCCCAGAGATGGCGCGACCTGTTGACCAGGATGCGTTTTTCACTGTGATCATTGTAGAGGGTAACCTCTGTTGTGCTGCTCCAGCTCTTCAGGCTGTAATTTACGCTTAATTAGTAGGAGGAACATAAAATGGCACGTTCAGGATCTTTTGGAGTTAATTACAAAAAGTCGTTTGGAACAGATCCAGCAATCGTTGAAGCAAAGCTAGGCGACCTTGGAACTGATACAGATGGCGAGTGGATGTATGTTAAAGCAAGTGCTGCTGTTGCTCAGTACGCATTTGTTTTAATCACAGACACATTTACCGCAGCAGAAACTTCTGGTGCTTCAACCATTGTTCAACACGTTGGTGTTGCTCAAGCTGCTCTTGCAACTAATGAGTTTGCGTGGGTATGGATTGGTGGAGCGGCTGGTGGTGGAGTTGGTAAGGGAATCAAGGGTAAGATTGCAGCATCGTATGTTGTAAATACTCCTCTCCTTACAACTGCTGCTGCTGGTGTGGCTGATGATGCTGGTTCGACAACAATTAAAAACGTATCTGCTACTACTCTTACAGTAGGCGCAGCAAGCGTAGAATTGAAGTCAACTGGCTACCTGACACTCAACTAATCAAAAGCGGCTGGCTTGTATAGCAGCCGCAATTTAAGGAGAATATATGTCACTTCTTACAGATTTGATTGGTTTAGGATTACCACCAGAGCAAGCCAATGTTTTCAATTCGGGAACATTGTCTTCTGCTCCAACGTTCTCATCATCTGGATCTCTTACGGCAGCTGGTTCTACCATTACTGATGCTCTTGCTCTTACCTCGTTTGTAAACTTGGTTGGAACAGCAGCAGCAAGCACTGGTGTAAAGCTACCAATTGATTGTCCGATTGGTCAGGTTGTTTATATTGCGAATAATGGGGCTAACAGCGTAAAAGTTTATGCTCAAAGCTCTCAGACACTCAATACAAGCATCGCTGGCGCTACTGGAACCACGGTAACTGCTCTTCAAGCTCTTCAGTGTATTCGTCAGTCGAGTACAAACTGGATAGCTATGCTTCATACTAAAGCAGTTTAGCTTTACGGGGAGGCTGGTATAGCTCCCCCTTTTTTAGAGGATATATGACGATCTACTCTGGCGCTCTTGTTACTACTTGCCCAACAATTGCAACTGCCACTAGCACAGTTATTTTAGCAGCTAATCCCAACCGCAAACTGTTGATAATTCAAAACAATTCAGCAGCTAACATAATGATTGGATTGAATGACAATACCTTGACGGCAATTACTCCATCCGCCACTAACAGAGGGTATGTGCTACCGTCAACGGCTGGGTCTAATACGCTGATTTTGAAAGATATGTCATTACCGTCTGGGGTTATAACTGCCTACCAGACCAGTGGCGCTCCTATCAATACCGTAGTCGTTATAGAGGGTTAGTGTTATAAGTCGCCTAGGCATACAGCCTATTCACAAGGAGAAATATGGCGCAAGTTGATTGGAATACTATAATGAACGGTCAATCGCAGCAAAAGAAACGCTTTGCTGGAGCAAACGTAAAGTTTTTTAACGCGTACAACGAGAACAAAGAAAAATCTCTTAAAGAAGGGCGTCCGATCTTCGACGAGATTCCTTCTATTTCTGTTCAATGGCCGGGCGGTGATGAAACCGTACGTCGAATTGAACCACAAGATATTCACGAATATCCAGAGCTGTACAAAGGGTTTTCGATTGGGAATGAGCCAATAGAAAGCGGTACACCTCTTGTTGAATGGCCTCCTATCAATGGATCTGCTGTTCGTGAATTGCAATATATTGGATTCAAAACAGTTGAGCAGTTAGCAGAAGCAAACGATAGCTTGCGTCAAAAGCTTGGTCCTCTATTCAAGTTTGTAAAGATGGCAAAGGATTGGATGGATGCCGCCAAGTCGTCACAGAATGACGTGGTAGGCCTCCGACAATTGCTAGAGCGAGAGGAAAAGCGCACTGCCAGGCTAGAGCACCAACTTGAAATACTTATGCAGAGAGTTGAAGCCAATGAAGGCACTGATTTGCGTGGTGCAAGAAAGGAGGTGATCCGAGAATCTGAGGTTGAAGATGAGGCCACTGATGAATCTTCTGAGGATGCCCCAAAGCGTAGAGGTCGACCGAAAAAAGTATGAGTTTAACAACAATTGTTCAAAACGTAGCAAACGAGTGTGGCTATACCGTCGAGTCGAATGTTGCTACTTCGTCTGAAACTACGACAAAGCAATTGTTGACTATTACTCAACGCATCAACAGAGACATATTTGAGGCTTATCCTTGGCCTAAATGTTACGCGTCGGGAAGTATTACTTTAGTCGGAGGGCAAGCAAACTATGAGTTGCCCTCCGCTTTTTCCTGGTATCAGTACGAAACGTTTTGGAATAGCTCTACACGTTTCCGAATCCTTGGGCCAATGAGTCCGCAAGAATATGGCGAAGTTAGAGGATTTGGACTCAACACCACGATCTACCAGCGTATGCAAATCCGTGGCATTTCAAATACTGAACTACTTATTAGTCCGACTCCTGGAACTAATAATAATGGCAACGTTATTGTATTTGAATATATTGCTGATAGAAGCGTTAAGCCGAAAACTTGGACTACTAATACTTTTTTTACCACTAACGCCTATTGTTTCTACAACGGCAACTATTACCTTACCACTGCTGGAGGAACCACAGGCGCCACACCTCCCACCCATACAACGGGATCGGTTTCAGATGGCGGTGTAACTTGGGATTATTTCAATGGGGCTTACAATACATTCTTAGCTGATACAGACGTCAGTGTGTTTAACGAGAAGTTGGTTGAGCAGGGAGTGCTTGAGCGATTTGCAGAGATTCATGGTTTAACAACTATTCAACAAAGATTTTCAACACAATTACATGAAGAGTACAGTCGAGATAACCCTGGCAAGATTATTTATGCTGGTGGCCATACTCGTGCTGAACTTTTTGCAAGAAGTGGAACCGCTGTATTTGGAACGTGGATATAATGGGAATTGCAGGACCGACAACACAACCAGGGGCGCAGCAAGATCCAGCATTAACCTATAAAGACCCTAACGCCTACATTGCATATTTACGCACCAGAGGGATACCCCTTCAGCAAGTTTATCAACTTGTAACAGAGCGTTTTGGTATGCCAAAAACTCCAGAGGAGCAGGCAAAGGATAGAGCTGCGGCAGCTCAAACTGCGGGCCTAGCTCAAACTGGAGGAGCATTAGCAGGTTCAATCGGTGGGGCATATTTAGTAAATTCACTTCTTGGTAG